TACGACGACCGCGCCGTTATAGTTTGCGCCTGCACTCTTTGCGCGACGTATCGCCTGGGCGACCGCGAGGTCGGTACCGCCGTCTACGCAGGCCCAGATAGAGTGCGCGACCAAGTTAATACCGTCGATAACGAGCGCCCCGTTCGTTACGTTCTCGCGAAACGTCAGGCTCCTAACGCCCTCGATTGCGTACAGCTCGGAGGTAATCGCTTCGGCCAGGCTGACGCCCTGCAGCGCGAGGGTATTCTTTCGGTACATGCGCGCACCTTGGTCGCTTTGAGTCTCGCTGCCCAATACCGCGCCGACCATATTCGTTACGGTCTCCCAGCCGAGGACGCCGTCTACGATAACGTTAAGCGCTGCTGCGATAGCGGGGATAGGTCCGAGCTCGACCGACTGGAATAGCCCCTCTATGGTGCCGCCGGCAGGCAATAAGACGGCCGTAGTCAGCTCGAACTCGTCACCGGCTGCCGTAGCCGCCCGTACGCCTGCAGGTATCGTCGTTCCCGGTACGCCCGCAAGCGTGGCCGTTACCGTGGAGGGAGTAGCGACGTCGCGCTGGGTACCGGTTAGCGCCATAATGGCGTCGAGGAATATACCGCCGGCCAGGTTCGGATTAATCTGGTTAGCGAGGGCCGCGTTATTACGTACTACCGCGTCACGCGCGAGCGTCTCAGCAGTGATTAAAACGCCCTGGGGGGTATCAGGCGTTACGATTAAATCGAGGCCCAGCGCATTACGGTATTCGTCCTGGACGTCGGCCAGGATATCCGCAGTATCAGGGACGATTACGCCCGTTGTAGTGATAAATTCATAGTCGGCCATTGATATCATCCTGTCCGTAAATCGTGCGAATGGTAGCAGTATACGATAAAACATTATTTGCGACGGTGATAACCACGCTGACGACCTCGACGACGTCAGCTACCGCCATTATCTGGCGGCGTAGAGCGGCTTCAAACTGCGTAACGTTCGGCGAGCCGTTCCATATCGTTTGAAAATTGGGGACACCCTGGTCTACAGCGAGGACCATCTCGGTTAACTGGGCGTACGCCGCATGCTCGCAGGCCTGCATCACCGCCTCGAGCCCGGAGGATATCCCGAGTTTGCCGTCGCTGGCGATAACCAGGTCGTTATTTTCGTCTACTGTAAATACTTTAGTCACGACCAGATTATCCCGTTAAATGTTGATAGCCCTACGCCGATAACCCATACCGCCATTCCTTCGACCGGCGCCGGGATAGCGTTACGCTGAGCGAGAGACATACGCGGCCACGGTAAACTAGCTTTCGTCGTGCTCGCCATATCGAATATCGCGTTCGCGTTAGGCTGTACGTTAATCCCCAGGCCCCGAAGCGCAGTTATTTTGAGGAACTGTAGCCATACTGCGAGACGACTCGAGCCGTCCGCCGTCTGCAGGACTGTATTCTCTTCGTCCTCGGCGTTTATCGAATACCCCCGCATACTATCAGGAAAGAAAACAGCGTCAGCGAAGTTATTTTTGCGGAACGTCTGCGGCCGGCTCTTCTTATGGCCCTGCAGGAATACCGAAATATCGCGGTCGTTCGCTTTTATCCAACCTAAGTCACCAGTTTTAATCGGGAAAGAGAGCATCATACCGCCGGCGCCGAACTGGAAAACCGGGATACTGGCAATCTGAGCGCGCGTGACCTGCTTATTCTCCGTCGTGACAAGCATAATCAGCGGCTCAACGGTGACGCGGGGGTTATTCCGGTCACCATTAAACGCCACTACACGCGCGGGGAGCATGCCGTTTACGTCCTGCATCATCTTACCGAATACCTGGCGCAGTAATCCAGTAATACTATCGTCGTTAGCGGGGTCCTGCGATGGCTTTGCGATATCAACCACTACGTTTAGCCTCCGCAATCCAGTAAAAAGGGGTATCCCGGTTCGTAATATTGAAGCCGAGCTTATAGATTATATAGTCGCCGTCGATAGCCGGATAGATTTTACTCTGGATACGCAGGGTACCGCCAAGTTTAGACGTATTATCGAGAAGGTACGTCACCTTAACACCGTGTTCCGTCACCTCGGGGATGCCGATAAGCCCGGTATCTATGTTAAGAATACGCACTTCCCCGGCTAACGCCTGGCTCGAGTTCTTTACGACCAGTACCCCGTCGTCTACATAGGCGTCCACAGTGCCGGTTTCGCCCAGGGCGTCTACCTGTTTCAGCGCGCCGCCGGTGTAATTGTAGTTTCCTATCTGTTTATCGTCCGCCTCGAAGCGTAACGTCGCGCCCAGGTCCTTAGCGACCTGTCCAGATATCTTTTTTAATGACGCTTGGCCGGGCTGCGAGCGCGCTACGACCTCGCCCTTCTTATCGTTCGCGGTAAGAGCCTTTATCGTGACCGCTATATCAGGCGGCTGGGAGGGCGTGGCGCTGGCGATAGTCCCCTCATATATCTTAGTCAGTCCGTACGATACGCGGCCAGCCTCGACGATAAACTTTTTGGGGGTTTTATTTGCGTTGAACGGGCTGGTTTCGGTTAGTATGTAGTTACGGGTAGCCTCGTCCAAATTCGTGAGCGTAACCTGGCATTCATTCTGGTTAGCGTTCGCGTATTTCGTACCGGTAGCGACCAGCGCCAGGCCGTCGTAGCTCTTTAACTGGCCGTTTACCTCAACCGAGACGCGTACTAGGCGGGGGTCGAGCTCATTCATTACGGAGCGCCTCTATCTCCGCTGCTGTTACGTAGACCAGGCTTTGCGAGACGCCGAACAGGGGATACTCCGGCAGCTCTTCGTTCTCGGTGAGCAGTACGAAGTTACCTATCTCGAGATACCGATAAGGCAGCAAGGGCGTACCGGCCACGATTCGAACGCCCCGCAGTATGTAGACGTCGGCGCGCTTGATATCGACTGACATTACGCCGGCCGTCTCTTTAATCGTCAGCGAGTAGAGTTCGTCCTCGAGACGAATACCGACGGTTTGATTCGGGACAGGGTCGAGCTGTATATCTATCAATTGAATACCCCAAACAAGATAGAGCCGCGTCGCGTTGACGTGGTCGGTTGTTGCTGGCCCTTGTCTACGGTAGACGCGTTCGACGGGTTCCGTACCTTGGCTAGCGTCAGCTTGCCGAATTGCGCCTGGACGAATTGCGCCTCGACCAGCTTTAAGCCCATCGAGATAGTATCGTATAGCTCCGGGTCCTCGTCATGAGGGCAGGCCGATATAACCATATTCTCGTAGGTGCCGGTTTTAGTCTGTACTGTCATGAGGTCGCCGTTACGGAACGCCTGGCGGATACGCTGGTAGACGTCGCGATACTCGCCGCGAGTCATGATAAGGGAGAGGTCAATCTCGACTGGCAGGGTAATACGGTGGTCGATTATGGAGGCCCCTGTCTCGAGAGGATGCTCCATTAATTTACCGTCCTCTTTGACGGCAGCTTTAAGCGGCCGCGCGAGGGCGAACAACTGGTTAAAATTCTGGTCAAATACCCCGACTACGTCTACGGCTGCAGAGGTATCCATTATGCGGCTACCCCGTCGTCGAATGTATCGGCGGCCTGCTTAATCTGCGAGCCCAGGCCTTTGCCTAGCGCGCCTGCTACGCCCTCGCCATCTTTCGCCTGGGTATTAACCGTAATAGGGCCGGTAACGACCGACTGCGAGCGATTCGCGGAGCGGTTAGAGTTCGATATCGAGTTAGAGGTCTGCGAGGCGATAGGGGTCGAGGCGGCCACGCTTAGCGACGATTTACCGTTCGCTATGTTCGCCCGGGTGCGGGCCTCGCCGCCATCGGTACCGCCGACGACAAAGTCCTTAACCTTGCCGTACGCGCCTATGACCATCTCGATAGCATTCATGATAAATTCAATGGCCGCGCTTACCGAGGCGATGATACCGTCGAATACGCTTACTACGAAACCCCCGACGCCGGCCAGCGCGTCCCCTAACCCGATAAACGCAGCTTTAATACCCTCAATCAGCGACGCGACGATAGGGTACTTCTCGGCCATCTGCCCGATAAACGAGTCGTTGCCGTCTATGAAGTTCATGATGTCGTCGTACGCAAGCGCGAATGCGAGCGCCAGGCCGGCGATTAAAGCCCCCATCAATAGGAAGGGAGCGAAAGCGGCAATAACAGAGGCAGCAAGCGTCAGGAAAGGCGGTACGGCATAGACTAGGACAGCAGCGCCCAGGGCAATTAATAACCCAATAACAAAGTCACTATGCTTTGCGAGGAACGTACCGAATTTGCCGACCCAGCCGAACAGCGTAGTTAACGCCGGCAAAACCGCCGAGCCTATCGCCGTAAATAAAGAGCGGAACACGTGGCTGGTTTTGTCGTATTCGTCATTGAACGCCGCGGCTATCTCAGCGTCTTTTTTGCTAGTGACGCCGAGCTCTTTCTGCAGGGCTATCTGAGCCTCGACTTCGCGGCGACCTTGCTGCAGGAGCGAGATAGTCCCCTGGTCTAGCCCGATTTTCTTACCCAGCGCGGAGGAGTCCTGCCGGCTGAGGCCTTCGAATGCGCCGGCCAGCTCAGGCAGTACATCCATGACGTCCCGCGCCTTGCCGTTCGCGTCTACCATATCGACACCCAGCTCTTTAAAGAACGCGGCGTTGCGGGAGCTACCTTTTACGGCAAACATAGCGAACGATTCGGTCAAGCTATCGAGCGTACCCTGGAAGCCGAGCGCAGTCCCTCCGGACATAGCGACAGCTTCGCCCCAGGCGCCGACCTCCTCGATATTCACGCCTAGCCGTTCGGTGAAGTCGTTGAGGTCGTCGTTAACATTGGCTTGATTTAGGACGGCAGCGGTTACAGCGCCGACAGAAAGGAGCGACGTTAGCGCACCGGTGGCAGACGAAACCATTTTAATAAATGAATCGCCCGCACTGCTGGCGGCTTTGTCGGTATTTTTGAGGGTGTCTTCGAGCTTCTTCGTGGACTGGTCGGCCTTACGCGCGCCTTTGTCTACGTCGTCCGCGTCGGATTCGAATAAGATTAAAAAGGTTTCAAGTATCGAGGCCACTCTACTTCCCTTTCGTTTTTGAATGTTCTATAGCAAGGTGTTCATTATACCGCGTGATTACTACAATCTCCCAAAGGTCGAACGCTTCTTCTAAGGTGTAGATTGTTTTGAGTTCGTGGAGCTTTGCTTTGTCCGCTGAGACGATTGCGCCGATAAATTGGTCAACGTTTGCGAAATCAACTGAGGGAGCTTCTGGGCGATACCGTCGAAGAAAGTCGAGATTCGCCCGCTCGCGAAAAAACTGCAGTTGTACTCCATCATCGCCAGCTCGATACGCGCCAGGGTCTCCCAGCTATGTACGTGGTTATCGACCAGTGCGCGGGTAGAAAGCGTCTGCTCGGTATCGCCCACGGGTACCGCTACGAACGCCATCAATTTAAGCATGGTCTCCTCGCTGACGGCATAGTCGCCCAACTTCGGCATGTTCGATACGGGGTACTTTGCGATAATCTCGCGGCCTGCTACTGCCGGAAACTTTGAGAGAATGTAGTCTTTTGTCGTCCCGTCAGGCAGGGCGATAGGTACGGTTTTCGGTTCGAGCAGGGCCATAATAAAATCCTTCTAAAGCGAGGACCTTCGGGTCCTCGAACGGTTAAGCTGTAGCTTGGCTACGGGTATCGGTCTTATTTTCGAATGAGAACTGGTAGGCCTTGGTTTTCATGCGGCCGGCGCTGGCGACAGAGTTACCGGGGATACCGTCGGTAATCACGCCTTTGGATAGCGTCAGTACGGCGCCGTCAGGGTATACCGCTACGATAGTTACCTCGTCGCGGGCGCTGGTCTTACCTTTGCCGACGCGATTCGCCTCGAGCAAAATACTCATGTTCTTATCGTCGTCCGTATTCGGCAGGACGTTAAGCGTAATATTAAGCGGGTTCGCTTTCGACCAGGTAATCAGGTCGCCATTTAAGCCCATAGCTTTATCTGCTATTTGTTGGCTCGGCAAGTCGAACGGGTCGGCGTCATCCGCAAACTGCGAGAGAGTGAATCCGCTCGGGAATGTATTGCTTGCTTTAACTTGTACCTGTATACCAAAACCTGAGATATCGGGCATTTTATTTTACTCCATTAAACGGAGCCCGAAGGCCCCAGGGTTTGTTATATCAGAACGTGAGAGCCTTCGACCTTACGGATAACGTCGTCTTTGCTGTAGACCAGAGTATAGACCGCTTTGTACTCAGTCGCGCCGTTCTGCTGCGTTACCGGAACCATCGTGCAGTCGAGCCAGTAGCCGATAGTCTTAATTTGCTGCCACGCATCCGGGTCGCCCGTCAGTTCGGTAATGTAGACCTTTTGGGTATTGGTCAACTCTTTACCGACGGAGATAGTACCGTTAAACAACGCCTGGTCGATAATGCTTTGTATCTGGCTCATGAGCTGGATACGGCCTTTAGCGTTCGCCGAGATACGGGCCAGGGCGAGCAGTAACTCCATGATAGCCGCGCCTGCAGCATCTTTAAGCCATTGCTCGTTAGCGTACGTATTCATATCGACCGGGTTAACCGGTAAGCCCATGAGAACGCCACGCTGGTAGAAGTCGAGGTTCTGGCCGGCAGTCTGCGTACGGCCGTAGTAGTTGACGCGCTCGGCGTCATACGTATTCGATAGCGCGTCGGTCGTAACGCCCGGAGTCAGGGCGAAAATCTGGAACATATAGTTCTGGACCGCGTTACGGCGACTGTAATCCGTGGCTGCCAGGATAGTCATGGGCGCCATCTCGGGGTATTCGTTCGCTACCTCAGAGAGCGTTACGGCGATACCGGCGTAGTTCTTGAGCGCCGCATAGTATGCTGCAGCGCTGGCCCCCAGCACGGGGACCATATATTGATACATAACGTTCTGGGCGGTATTCCAGATGGCCGCCTCCGTTACTTGGCCGATAGACAGCACGGGAATAAACAGGAACGAACCGAAGTTATTCGTCGCGCTCGAGGACTCAGTCAGTACGTCGGTAATACTCTCCGCTGCCGCACCGTCCGACAGGATAGCGCTCGGAGTAGTCCAGCCCAATAGGCCGCCGATAGCCACGCCTGTAGCCGCATCGCCCACGGTGATATGGGCGTTCGGGCCGGTCGCACCGGAGACGAAGTTAAACGAGCCGCGGGTCGCGTCATACGAGACGGTAGCGGTCGCGAACTGAGCGCCGACTTTCGCCTGGATGGCCGTCTGGACTAATGCGGCGACAGCGGCCAGGCTGGCAGCGCCGGACAGGTTAAGCCCGGTAATATCGTAGCCAGTCGCGCCGATAGTCAGGCGGAACGAGCCGGTTGTAATCGCGGTAAACGACGCCAATACCTTTGCGGCAGTATCGCCATAGATACGCGCGGCGACAGCGGCAGATACCCAGCGAGCGAACCCTAGCTTCTTCGCGCGGGTAATCAGCTTGCTAACCCAGCCGAAATAGAACGCCGCGCGCTTGTACTCTTCGGAGGCGGTACCGAAGTAGGCCCCGACCTGGTCGGCATTGTCGAACTCGATAAGGGATTTAGTGGGGACGAGTAGATTCTCGGTAAATATACGGCCGATAAAATCGCGCTTACGGACGGTAGTACCCGCCCCGACGCCCGATACGATATTTACGTATTTTAATATTGAGATTGCCATTTTATGCGGCTCCTATACTCGGTTAATATTGTATTCGAACGTCTCTACGACCGGAGCGGTACCGACCCAGAGCTCGTCATAAGTTATCGTAAAATCGAAAGAACCGTTAAACTCATGCCGGTTTTTATCGTTTACGAACGGGGTATTACGGAGTTCGTTAACGCGTAGTATACCTATTCCGCTGGCTAAAAGCGTACTAATTGTAGCGGAGCTCTGCATCACCTGGTGAACTTTTTTAAGCAGGTCGCCGGCAGTCAGTGTGGAGGTATTCTTCGGGTCCTGGATAAACTGGGTATTGACCTGGTAGGATACCTCGTACTTCTGTATCTCTTTATCGACCATCGTACCCGACGCCTGCTCGTACACGGTATCCCGGTAGACCTGGCCGCGAGGTACTTCGGGCAGCTTGAATAGGTAGACGAACGCCCCGGACGGCGCGCCTTGCTGCGTGGGCTGGTAGCCCTGGAATACCGTCGCATTCTGTACGCCGCGCAACGCCAGGCCGCCACGTATCAGCGGGAGCAGGATTTTATATTGCTCGTTCTCGGTCATTAGCAGTTCTCCGGCTCGAGCGCTATCTCGACGCATAACACCGCATTCCAGCCGTCTATTTTATCCCAGTTGTTTTTACTCTCGACCTCGAAGCGCTGGCCGCCGAACGCGAGCTGGTCGCCAGTGCGGTTACGCCCGACGTCTTTAACCGGCGTCGAGCTGTAAAAATTAACGTAGTTCTTTGCGAAGTCGAGACCGAGGTAGGAATACATGGAGCGCGGTACGGCCTGGAAGCTCCCTAGAATCGTTTCACCCTTATCATAGGTGGTATCCCATTGCCCTACGTCATTTAACGTACGCGAGGTCGCCTGGAAGTACTGGACCTCCTGCGGCTTGATGGCGCGCAATGCCATTTTTAATAGGTTAGAACCGGGTATGCTCATTACGCTTTATCCTCGACGGTATTCGTTACCGCATTTAGCATTGTAGCAGTATCGACGAGCGGTTTAGTAAGATTACCGACGGTCTGTTTGTCTGCCTTACCTCGTAGCCTGGCTGCGACGGTAGCGTCTTTTAATGGCGGCGCCTGGATACTGGCAATCATCTTGCGGATATCGCCGGCCGCTTTGAGCCCGATAACCTCGAGGATATCCTCGCTAGTCATACTGCCGTCGAGAATGGACTTAGCCCCCTGTAGCGCGATACTCTGCCATACCGCCTGATTCGCTTGAATGGTCGGGCGCATAAAGGGACGAGGCGGGATACCTTCGGAGGGGGCGCCAAACTCGTGGATAGTCGCCACGTAAGCGACGGGGGTACCGTCTGGATATTTTGAGGTCTCGAAAAACCCGACCTTGCCGACCTTATTCTCTACGCCAGCAAGCAGTAACCGTAAGCGCTCCGCACCAGGGCCAGGCGTACGCCTAACGGATGCCACGCGGGCCTCGGCAGCCAGGGATAAACAGACCGCCGACTCCGAGGAGCTGCAAGAGTGCGAGTAGTTGCTGGCCGTAGCCAGTCAGCCCGAGCCACCAGGAGAACTGCGAACCGGCGGGCGGGGGCGTTAAGGTAACGCTGATTTTATCTATCGTGGAGCTTTGTACCTGGCCTGGGGTCTCGCCGGAGTCAATCATCGCTTGCAGGGTTCCCAGGTGCGCGGCCATGAGGTTTATCGCGCGCGACCGAGCCGAGTTTTTCAGCGTAACGAACTGATAATTCTCGTCGGTAATGTAGACAGTGGCGAAGTCCCAAAACCCTTGCAGCGTATCGTTCGGGTATTTCGACTCGTCGCTAAATGACGTGTACGATACGCGAAACGCGTCAGGGTCGAATGTCAGGACCTCGGCCATTTTATTACTTACTTGCTTTAGCTGGGCGTCCGCCCTTGTTTACTACAGTCTCGCCTGCAGTAGTAGGCGGCTCGATACCCTCAGCGATATAGTCGGCAGGCTGGACCGGGTCGGAAACGTCGCGCGCTTCCATATCCGCTACGGCATCCTCGACGCTCTTCTGCTTCTTCTCGTGAGTGATATAACCGTTCGTGACGTGGAGCTTAAACAGGTCGTTTTCTTGCAACGCTGCGAACTCTTCCTCAGTAACGGGGGTCACTACGCCGCGGGGGGTAATGAAGTGCTTATCGGCCACGCCTGCGCCGCCGTTAATGAGAACGCTAGACGCTACGGTAGGAATATCGCCGCCGCCTTTAGTATGGGATTCGTAACGCACTGGTGCTGCCAGGGTCGAATAGATGTAAATGCTTTTATCTTTACTAGACATATTTTTAAATCTCCGAAAGGTAAAACGAAAGCGGGGACCCGAAGGCCCCCGAACTTGGTACTACTTACAGGCCGGACTTACGGACGATTGCGTAGGGGCGTTTTACAAGTACCCCGGCAGTCGCGTTCGAGAAGTCCTCAATATAGCCCTTGGCTTTCTGCTCTACGCCCAGTACCTTAAACTTCGTCGGTACAATCTGCGTAATAACGCGGCCGTCATCTGTAGAGCCGTCGTCGAGCGACTCAGCGTACATGTAGGCAACGTTCGCGCCACCGTTCGCACCGTTCAGTTCCGGAGCGGATACGACGCGGACTTTAGGGTATGTCTCAGTCAACCAGTCGCGGACAGAGTTACCATAAACCGAGGTTACGGTCAGGTAATCGACCACGTTAGAAGCCAGCGCCAGTGTAATCTGGGTAGTTTCAGGGTCGATAGTGTCCTGCGATTGTGTACGCAGAAGCGCCAGCATGGTACGGATATCCGCCGTAATTTCGAGGAACGTCTTAGTAGACCAAGGCAGACCGCCTACGCCTGCAGCAACGTTCGTATACGCTGGTAGGCCTGGGTCATTCAAGAAGCCATACGTACGGTTTGCGCCAGCGTTGTAGCCGAAGAAGCCGATACGGTTACGTTGAATTTCCAGCGCTACGGTAGCAGCGCGGCGCTTCGTGTCCGCCGAGTTGATATTTGCGCGGGCGGTACGTGCTTCTTCCAGACGGCCAACCATCATGCCCTCTTCAAAGCGAACTACCGTACGGCGCTCGTAACTATTATTCCAGCTAGACAGCGGGATATTCGTCACGTCGCCGTAAGGGACGGAGGTACCCAGCAATTCCAGGATACCCTGTACGACTTCCTCGTCTTCCCAGGCGCCTACCGTTGAGATACCGATAAGCTCGTCAATCTTGCGAGCCGCAGTAATCATGTAGACGAAGCCAGGCAGCCAAGTCTGTAAGAACTGGATAGGCGTCGCGATTGAGCCCGGAGTAATGGATGGCTCGATGGCGTCGAAGCCTAAACCCTCCATCATCTGGCCGAGCTGGCGCTCGCTGATTTCAACGCCCAGCAGTTTGAGGTCGTTAAACCCCATCTCGACGGCGTCCATTGCCGCTTGTCCGTTAAGCCCTGCCGCGACTAGCGCGAGAGCCTTAACGTTACGCGGGCCTAAATATGCTACTTCTTTACTTGGTGTCATTTTAAAATCCCCAGTCTATTAGGTGGTAACGTTAAGATTAAGCCGAGCGTGAGCTAGGCGACAAGGTGATAACGGCCAGGCCGGCGGCGGTAGGGATAAAGCGGTCTACATACGCACCCACAATTTTAGCGGTTCCCGCGGGCGTTGCTGCAGCCTGCAGAGCCGTAGAGATTGCGCCGGTAATGAGGTCGAAGAATACCGCGTCGCCGATACCTGCAGCGGCCGGAACTGATACGATAATGGAGCCTTCGCTCAGCAGCTCGCCGATGACGTTATCCGCGAGCGTCAGGCTGGCGCCGAACGCATTACCTGGCACGCCATACAGCGCGTACTCTTTCGAGTTCACCAGAATACCGGCGAACGGCTGTACGCCATCGCGGCCAGGCTCGGCTACACCCTCGAGGCCTGCTTTCATAGTGAAGGCGCGGCCGATAAGGTTAGTAGCGTCGCCGTCAGCTACCAGGATGAAAGGCTGGCAACGGCGCGGGCCGTCGTCGAAAATGTCCCCGACAACGCCAAGGCCCATATTGCTTGTAACTGTACTTTGAAATGGAGGCATTTCATATACTCCTAAATATTATTAAACGGGGCTTCGTCGCTTTAGGCGGCTTGGGCGTTTACGTGTTGACGGATGGCGCTAGGCTTCTGCTCGGCCGCGGAGTCCAGTGCGAAACCAGCCTTCTTAGCGGCAGGCTTAGCAGCCAGGAAGGAAGCTACAGCTACGCGCGCGTCTTTCGCTTCGACCTTTAGGCCGAACTTCTCAGCGCCATATACCGCGATATCCTGGGCGGTCATCTCTTTATGGTCGAATGCGCCGACTACAGCGGATACGCCCTTATAGAGTTCGTCGCGCTCGGCGATAGTCGCGAGTACTTCTTTCGCGTCCATGCCTTTACCCTGGGCTTCCAGCTTCTCGACGCTTACGCCGATAACTTTGATAGTCTTTTCTAACGCATCCATACCTGACTTAACAGCGTCAAGCGCGGCAGGAGATACGGTAGTATCTGAGAGAGCGGCTGGGTCAGCGTCAACGGCAGGAGCCGCTGCAGCGCTGGGGGCCATTGCCGCCATAGCAGTATTGAGGGCCACAATCTGAGGGCCGATAGCCTTTAGCGTTGCGGTAATTTCGGCTAGGGTCATACTGGCCTCGCCGCCTTTGTCTTCGTTTTCTACTGGGTCAGCCATGAAAAACTCCTTAGCGTCAAATGTCATAGTTAAGTGGTCCATTACCGCAACCTCTGGGCCTGCTCGGCCTTGATGTACGAGCGCACCGTGGTTGCCTCGTATGTTGCGCTGAATATAATCATAGCGCAAGCCCTTATATTGGCCTGCAGCTTCTTCATACATACAACGAAAACCGGCGGATATCTCGCGCTTCTTTTTAGCAAGCTGCCGCATTATCCGGTCGGTAAAGAACTTTAGATTACCATAGAGATAACCGTCTTTAAAATAAATCTGTTCTCCGATAACCCCATCAGCAGGCTTTCCGTCCACGTTAGGGCGGTCGTTATCCTCTGAGCCTAGCAAGTCGGCAGGGTGTTCATCCACGAAGGGTAGTAGCCGAAAAGACTCGATAGTCTCCGGGTTGTTTAGCTCTTCCTCGGGGCGGTAGACCATGTACATTTTATTCGGGTCGCCTTTGCCTATAGCGCGACCGGAGTACTGGAACACCCCTACTTTTGAGATAGGATTATCTTTTACCTCAATGAATCCGTTGACGTCTGCTACGCGCTTCGAGGGCGCCGCGTCCATGCCTGTACGTACCATAGCTACCGTTTCCTCTACGCCAGGGTGAAGCCCGGCAGGTAATGTTTTGAACCATCCGTACGCAGTATGCTCGTCATTGAGGACAGGCGTAAACTTTTCTGTCTCGCATAGGTACGCGGTAAAGCCGTTCGTACTATTGAGCCGCATTAAATCCGTTGCTACGTGGCCGACTTCCTCGAGCGCCTCCCGCTTGGCGGCCTGTTCGTCTGTCTCGCCTGCTTCTACCTTACCGCCTGGAAAGCCCCATAGGCCGGGGTTTACAGAGTCTAAGGAGCGCCGGACGAGGAGGACCTTATCGTCGTTTACGTAGAGTATTCCCGCTGCGCTCATGCTGCCGCCTCTTCCTCGTTGCCGAACTCGACTACCGGTACCATCGTACAACGGCAGTTAACCGCCTGGCCGGGGATTCCACGCTCTCCGGTATTCTCGTCGATAACCGGCAGGTCGTCAAAGCTGTAAACGTTCCCGTCCATCTCTACGTGGTCCGGGCGGGGCGTCTGCCCTCCGCCTGAGTGTATCCATTCGAACTTTTTAACGCCTACCGCTTGCATACGCGCCTTGTTGATATTGTTGTAGGCCTTGCGCGTCTGGTCGAGCGCTATATTCTTCGCGCGCCTGAGCGTGACGCCCTCGTACTTCTCGAGCTGAGGGACGATATCCGCCAGGCCGTTACCGTTCGCGATAGCCCGCAGGATAGTACCTTTTACCTGAAAAAGAAAGTCAGTAGGTAGAGATTTAATTAGCGATACGTTCTCGGCTACCGTGGCGGTCAATGTCGTCCGGAGCTGGCCGGTTATCATACTGGTTTTAAGCGATAGCCCGCCGGAGAGTTCTTTCAGGCTTACGTGTAGCGCTGTCTTACTGTTCGCGTCGGCCGCGGCGACCATCCTGTCCGCCAGCTCTTTAGCCCGGCGTCCGAAGAGCGCGTCAAACTTAGCGGTTAGTTTATTGGCGAGGATACGCGCCTGGCTGGCCGGGTCTGCATCCATCGCTATGCCGTCGAGAGCATGCGCTTCGAATAGGTTTTTAACGTCGCGCAACGTCTGGGCGGTCATCTGCTTAACGAGGGCCGTTAGCGCCGCGACGTATTTGTCCTGACTCGAGGCGTTGTAGTTGAGGCGCGTACCTTTGAACGTAGCGCCCCCTCGAGACTCCGCCCAGCCGGCCCGCTTCTTCGTAACGAGAGCTACCATTTAGACCGGGGGCTCCTCGTCTATCGGTAGCTCGGGCTCAGCGTCTGGCAGGCCGTCATAGCCGCTTGTAGGGTCGGCCACGATTCGAGCGCGTTCGTCAGCGCCGTCGATGGCCCCGGAGTTTATAAGTACCTGGCCGGTCTCGGCCTTCGTCTTAGCGATATCCGCCTCCTCTTTCGCGGTCATCGTGTCTAGCGTCTTCCAGTCTACCTCTACGCTAAACGGCTTAATGCCGAACTTAGGGGCGATGTCGGACTTGATAACAAGCTGGTTATGACGGTCTACTAGCGGCGTCATTTTATGCGCCTGTACGGTCTCGAGGCCTTCGTGGTAGCTAGCCTCGTCGTACTCGCCGGTCGCGTTAAACCCCTTCGGTACCATGCCGAGGAGCTTCGTAACAGGCATGCCGGCAATGGACGCGACGAGCTGGTACTGAGTCATGATGACGTCGTCAAAGTCGGCCAGGCTGGTATCGTATTGCTCCATTGTCTCCTCGAGGCCGAGGACTTTGATACCCCAATTATTCCGTAGCTCAGACCACCAGGATAGCTTCTCGGTCAACGCGGCTTCGTTCGCCATCGCCTTATCCATATCGACGTGGATAACCGTCTCGCGCTTCGACTGGGCGAGCATAGGGGCCTCGTTAGCAGTACGCTCAGCCGCGTAGACGCGCTCGAATATGAGCTGGGGAATAGAGAGGCCGCCGTAGAGGTAGGTCGGTTTCAGTACGTCCGCTACCTCGGCGCCTTTATAAATAACCAGGTGCGACCAGTGGACGCGCTTACCATTCACGCGCCACCAGGTAGGCTCATAGAAGCGTTGAGCGCTCGGGTCGCTCGAGGCGCGCATGGAGAGCTCGGGGGTAATCCAGTACGGGTCTATCTGGCTCATGCCCTTGTAGCTACCGGGCGTTACGCCGTCTATGTTGAATGGCTTCTCATAGTACTCGGGGTCGGCGCTCTCTACGTCGAACATGACGATACGAATACCGAACATGCGCCCGTAATAGACGTAGTTCTTTAGCGCCTCAGTAAGCCCGTACGCTTTGTTACGCTTCTCTAGGTATTTGATGACCTCGGGGTCGAGCTCCGTCCCGTCGTTGACGGTAAGATTAAACCCGTTACGGACGGCATCCTCGGCAGGCTGCAGGCAAGCTTTGTTTATCAGCCAGTTCTGCGAGAGTATCGCCATTATCTGGTAGCCGATAAAGCCCTGAGAGCCGAAGTAGGCGAGCTGATTGTCGGTTATGTTCATGCCGCGGAATGCGTAAGCGGACTTGATGCCCGAAAAGGCGACCGAGGTAGCATCGTCCATCGCCGTACCGTCACTAGGCGAGAAGTTTGCAGCCGTTAACTGGAAGTTCGACTGGCGTATGGAGTCTATGAGCTTCGCGCGTTTAAGCCTGGTCGCGCCAGTGCGGAACGTTACCTCAGAGTCGCGTACCTCTTTCTCTTCCTCGACTTCGGGCTTGTCCTCGTAGGTGTCTACGCCTTGCTTTTTACGAAACCAGTTGAGCATATATCTACCGCCTTTTTATGGAGCCAGTACCGCAGACTCGTAGCCCTGGACATTCCAGAGTACCGTCGCGAGCCCGTTCGCTAACTTGATGCTGAGGGCTTCATTCGGTGCCGTGCGTAATGGCTTAGGGAACACGATATCGCGAGCGTCGCCTATTGATGCAAGGCCGGCTAACCGCCCCGACCAGATAACCGTCGTACCTGAGAGTAGCGTAACGTCTGACGATACTAGCGCATTCGTGTTCTGCATCTGCAAACTCGTAACGCTATGCCGTACGCCCGGTACCGCCGCGATGATTACGGCGGCAGGCGTCCCGGTTAGAGGCGCTAGGCCGCTGGTGTAATTAAACTCGAGGTCGTCTACCTCCGTCGCCGAGAAGTTGACGACCGCTTGCGCCCACATGTTGTTCTTTAGCTGGGCGTATGCTCGCGTTATGCGGCCCCCGGCCTGGTCTATCGCTACGCCTTTGAATTGCATTATCGCCCCCGTTACGAAAAGAATCCCCGTGGTATTTTCTTAGCTGGTGCAAATCGTATCATGATTGCATCTGCATAGTTAGGACTTTTAGCGCCATCGGGCGTTTTGTTAATCAGTACCTTGCCTGCTCCGTTGATGCTGTACGTGGGCTGGCTTAACTCCATGACCGCCGCCTGCAGCTTCGGTATGTTACTCGACAGGCTGATAATACTGTCCGGGTCGTAGGGCATTCCCTTAACGACGGCACGGTACGTAGCGAGGAACCGTAGCCGCAAGGACCACCAGGCCTGCGCCTTGGCGTTAGCGAAAAAGTCCTGATTCGTACGCGCTTTAGCGTCGCGCTCGGCGTCTGGGTTCGGGTCCGGTACCGGCTTGTCGGGGTCTACTACCGCGCCCGAGCCACGGAACGGTTCGACCAGTAGCGCGCGCTGCTTAGCCAGGGCTCGCCGGTCGTTGATGACGCGCGCATCGCCGCGTACGCCCGTCCCCAGTCCGTCGGCGTCATAGTCAAACGCTTCGTAGTCCTGGATATCGCATATATCGAAGGCCTTCTCCGTCGTGACGAATATGTCCGTCCCTTTACCGCTCCACGCTTCCAAGTACTCAACGAGGATACCGTACGCCCCGCAGAATGCGTTCATATCGACGCCCTCGTCGGCCACGTCTAGCGCTCCCTTGCGTACGCCGCTCGGGGTTAAGCCGAGTTTTATGTGGGCGTCGATGGCGGCCTGGACCCAGTCGCTCGGTATGACGATACCCTCGACCGAAGCGCTGTAGTTTATGTCTATCTCCTGAGCGACGACGACGGCCGTATACTTCTCTACCTGGGCCGCATACCAAGCGTCATCCTTACGCGGGTCGTCGCGCCAGTGGAAGGTAAATACCTCGACCTTTCCAGAGTGGCGCTTGATAGCGAATGAGTTCGCCATACCCGCTACGCTCGAGAGGTCTATCCGGCAATTGGTTGTTTGTGAGAGCGCGGCGTCTACCAGCTCCGGGCGTTCGATGTGGGCCGCCTCGTCAACGAAGTAGATACCGGTACGGTCGCCCCGCCCGATGCTATCGCCCGCCTCACCTGAGATATAGCTCCCTGTCTCCGGGAAGTTGATACGCATAAAGGGCGCATGCTTATTCTCGTCCCAGATACCGCGAAACTCCGGAGGGAGGAATTTAATAAACTGGCGGGCCTTCCAGAACAGGGATTTCGTACCGTCTTTTAAATCGACGTACTCCTGCTTGCGTGACCCGAAGCCGACGACCATGCCCTGGTAGAAAATACAGAGCGTCGAGGCGAGCGCAACGGCCAGCCAGGAGGCGCCCATATCGCGGGACTTCTCAGCCAGCCCCTCCTCGCGGGCTTTCCATTTACGTACGCAGTAGTCGATGAACTCCCGTTGCTTCGGGAATAGGATAAACGGGATAAGCGCGGGGAGCCCCAGGTCAACGTTACGCGGGTCGAACGTTACGCCCCAGTCGTTGATAAAGTCGGCTGGGTTATCGCGGTAGTAAAGCCGCAGTGCGGGCAGTTGCGCCGGGTTAGCGCGTATCCACTTTAAGACCTCGATACGGTGCGCGAATACGGCCACGTAGTCGGGCTTCTGGAAGTCGAACTCGAACGGTAGACTCACTAGGGCTTAGCCCCGCCCATAGCCGCCATGTATATTTTCGCCGCCTCGAGGGGGTCGTTCGTCATGCTAGTAATGGACTGCAGCGGCCCGCCGCCTGGCCCTGATACCTCGAGCGTCTTCTTGTCGATGCCGAGATACTTCGCCAAGTACTCGAGCGCCCCGGCCTGGTCGCGTAGGATAATCTGGGGGCCGGCTGAGGTTGGCTTAACGCCGGCATAGAGTGGGCTGTTCGCTTTCTTCGAGTCGTGGAGTACGGTCTCATGCGTACCCTGGCCGAAGCATTCGGTACACGTATCGACCGGGGGCTTTGTCGCCCAGAAGCCGACGCCGCCGTCGATAGTCGGGAGGGAGCGGGGGGCTGGCCTATCTTTGCCTCGCGCCTCCTGCAGCCGCGCATTGTACTCGAGCGTCGCTGCCAGTGCGGCCGCCCATTCGTTCTCGTCTTTCCATTGGTAGGCATGGCCCACGCCATGACAGTGCCGGCAGCAGACGACGCGGCTCTCGACCAGGGCGTTAGGGTCGGCTGTAGCTATCCGCATGTACTGCTTGAGCACCCACGCTACATCAAGCTGCGCTACGTACGCGGCGTTTTCTTTGAGCTCTTCGAGCCTAGCTTCTATCAATGGGTTACGGTGTAGCTCTGAGCAAGCGGACTGTACGCTAGAATCTGCCATGTTTTCAGCGTTGTAGCACGCACGATAAGACGCCGAGCGGTCCTCTGTACGGAAGAGCTCGTTACAGTACTTCAATTGTTTAAGGGTCAATGGCTTAGACATACGCTGAGTATCCACGATAACGCCGAGCAACGCAACGTTACCCTCTATTACCCTCTATTTACCTCTAACTAGGGGGTATTTAATATCTATATAAATCAATACTCTATAGTACTTTACCCTTAATACCCTTAACTATTAATATATTTCAGAGCTAGGAATATAGATAGAGTATGTATAAGTACTGTACTGTCTTATCTTAATACATATATCATTTATCTAGGTAAGATACCCCCATGCGTGGTATTTTGGGTAAACTATCGAAACCCTTGCGGCAGTAGGCTTACAGCGATACCCCGTGCGGGGTAAACTATCAGTCGCGGGGTAGACTTAGCGCTCTATCTCCTGTATATTGTAGTATATCTAATCTCTTGAGGGCTACATAATGACCAGAACCGAGGCCTTAAACGCTGGCTTAAAGCGCTACACGACGGGCAATCCCTGCCTACGAGGACATAACGGCGAGCGATTCGTCTCTACTGGAGGCTGCGTAGCATGCGGGAGGGAGGCCCAGAAGCGATTCCAACGCGGAACTATGATAAAAGAGTCAGGCATGAAAGAGCTCAATTTCATTGTCCACCCTCACGATGAACAACTCATTCGAGACTACGTAGCGGCCCTCGAGCTGGCGCGAATCTTTGACTCGGGTAAAACCTTACGCCCGGCGGTAGAAGAGAAGCCTACGGCGCTGCAATGGACGTTAGACGATATCCGTCGCTAACCTATCTCATGCCTAGGTATCATAGGCATAACTGATACGTCGATAAACCTCGGGTCGCCGAACTCTTTAAACATTAGCGTAAACGCGACGCGGCCATGAGGTTTATCGGTAGAGCCTTTTGATATCTCTAAGTCGCAGCGGCCAGCGATGACCTGTACGATATGCTCAGGGTCCGCGAAGCAATGGTCCGCCCACGGTACTAGCAATAGGTCCAGGTCGCGCGTAAATGAGCCGTGCATCACGCAGGCATAGCCATAAGACCACGCAGTACAACGCGCTTTTGTGTAGACCCTAGCGTAGTCTGGGTCGATAATGCCGTACGGTAGAGGTTCGTCCATTCCCGTAGTATAGACGTAAAAAACCCGGAGGTTAAGCCGGGTTTTCTATATTTCAGATCGTGGTTTAATTTGCTATGAGGTAGTTACCAGGCCGCCGCTATCCGCTACAGTGCGGAAGTCACGATAAACCAGCGTTACGCCATGCTTCGCAACTACATCATTCAACGTATACGCGGCAGTCGTGGCCGGTACAGTCGCATTAGTAGCTGCTGGCAGAGCGGGTAATACATCATGTACAGCAACGGTATGTGCGATGTAGCCCGTAGCCTTTGCGCCCTCTGCAGTATCGGCGTAAGCCGGTGCCACACTGAGCGTTAGAGCTAGGAATAAACCGACAATACCTAGAGATAGCTTTCTCATGGTGAACCCTTTCTTAATGGTTGATAAAATAAATCTACTACTGAACATTCACGATACACTAAAGTACCGAGAATAAAAAGACCGGCGCCGCAAGGGGAGGAGCGAGCCGGCCGTAAACCTTTATACTACAGAGTCCACCCATCGCGCCTGCTTCATATCCCAGCCTTTCGCCCAGTGGAACGCGTCGAACGATTTACCGTGATACGGATTCTGCGATTTAGATATGCCTTTCTTCCAGGCCTTGGCGCCCTCTTTCTCTATTTTGAGCGCCTGCATACGCTTCTGCTGTACCTCGCGCTCGCTCATGATATCAGCTCGGTAATATTTATACTCTCAGCACCAGCCATCGGGTCTTTAGGTGTAGTGTAATGCTTTTTCAAATACTCTCGGGCCTCTTTAATGAACTGCTCGGCATGCTGACGGGCTTCAATATCCGAAGGACTATTACAGCCTTTTAGAGCGTCAATAAATGACCGCTCGTACTCTACGGCTAAGTTCATAGCCCGCCAAATTAATTGACTATTAGTACGTTTTGCCATTTAAAAACCTCTTTAATTCCCTGGTTGGATTGATGACCACCCCAGGTCGGATATAGCGGTCTACGTTCATTACCAGCCCTTGCCGTAATGCCGCCGGCCGGACGCGGCAACAAGCCTTTACGCAGGCCCGGACAACATAGAGCCGTTTGCGTAGGAACCCCTTGGGGAGCGGTTTAGCGGAGATTGCGTACATTATTTTACAGGCTCCTTATAGGGCCGGAGTTTATGCGCGCACTTGTCGCAGTACCCAGGTAACGGGTCGGGCGCTTCGTCATTGACAGCGTCTACCGCTTTCCATAGATGCCCGTATGCCATTTGCGACTTCCGATACCCGACCGTATCGCGGACAGCAGTTACGCAAAGGTAGACCTCGCGGAGCGCTTCGTAGTCCTCTCGGTTAACTATAATCGTGCTCATGACGAAAGCTCCCCGAATATCCCCAGAACGCCCCGCATACCTATCAGGAATGCTGCTATGAGGTGAAGCAGGCCGCAGATAACCAGCCCGATAGACTCAGGGAACAGGTTATAGATAAACGGCATTAGCCACGCTAGCGCGACGGCCAGGAGTATTAAAAATAGATGCTTAATCATGTTGTCCGTATCCCTAATCTACGTTCAAGTTTATAAAGTACGTCATGCTGCGACTGGCTGCAGGACTCCGACCTATGTAGCGTAGTTACGAAGTCGCACTCCCAGACGTTAATTTTATCCGGTGAGTTGAAATTGTTTAGAATAAACTGACAGCGCTTTTTATGTGGAGCCAGCGCCGGTACCTCAGTAGGCGGCGGCAGATAGATAACCGCCAAGTCCGCGATAAGTTGCTCGAGGACGTCTTTCGCTGGCTCTAAGCCCGCCCGGTAGAGCGCCGCTATTACCTGTTCCCTGCGTAGTTTTATACTCATGGCTGTACTACCTTTGCAAAGTCAATAAAGCGGGAGAGCCCGACGATAAATATAAGGCAGAAAACTATCCACGCGATGGTAAGAGCTACTCCAATTAGAAAGCTTTTCATTTGGTAAATACCTCGAGCGCGTCGTCATGTTGTGACATATGGTTAACCACGTACGCCTGGCCGACCGACGATAATCGAACGGTCGCCATGCTCTCGGTACACTGTACGATATCGCCGAGCTTTATCAGCTTACCTGCAGCGACGTCCCTCATATTGAGAAGCCCTGTAAATTCGGCTATCTCTTTCTCGTCCATTTCAGCTATAACGCTTTTATGAAACGCCCGGCTAATCAGCATGTTTACTTGAGCTATCGTAAAATTCATTTTGTCGCCTCCGGCTTTGGTAGTCTATCCAGTGCTATCTGCAACATAGCGAAAGTAACTGGCCCTATAGTTCCGGCTACGTTTACGGGTATCCCGGCCAGCATGAAGGCCTGTTTTATTTGCTCAGGCGTGTACATAGCCAGCCTCTTTAATTAAGCAGATATGATGCTGTAACCCCTGCAGGCAGGACAGCTCGTTAATCTCTTCCAGGCGCTTATAGAGCAGGGCCTTACTCGCCCCCTCCCAGAACCCGTGCGAGAGGCTACGAGCCCAGACAGTGCTCTCCACGGTAGCGCGCATTACGTGCCATAGCTGGACCGCTTTACCCCAGGCTTCATATGTGCAATAGCGCCGGTCATCGAGGAGTAAAAGCGTCATCTCCTCAGCGGTGAAACGGAACCGGGCGGGTTTAGCTTTTAAGTTATTTAAGGCTAAATGCGCAGCTACCTCCTTTTCATAATTTCGCAGTTCCGGGCGTTTGTTGCCCTCGTGGCGTCTATTCGTCTCATTTTCTTTAATGAGATTACGTAGCTCTATCTCTAATGTATCCATGTTAAAACCCCTCAGTATTAGCGCACTCGGCGCATAGTTTCATTTTGTCGAACTGATGTCTCGCGTTCGGGCTAGTCAGCTCGACCTCGAAATACTTCTCGCCTGGTTGCGTCCACGTATTGCAGCGGTACCCGCCGACCAGTGACCGGTCGCAACGTCGAGGTTTCCGCGCTGTACGCCAGCGGCCCCCGTAACGGTGCGTATACCAGGCGGCGAGTGTCACTCTACCGCCGTATCCGTACAGATACCGAAGGCTTGATTAAGCTCGGCTATATGCTTATGTAGCGCAGTTAAGCAGTCCTCGATACACTCGTTAACGTCAGGGCCACTACGGACGAACTGCGGGTTCGTATTGAGCATGACATTATACTTTCCGTTACGCTCCGATACCTCGAGTAGCGACCGATGGCGGCCAGGCAGACCGTCGCCTTTAACTACCCCCCAATGCCATCCCAGGTTCTCATGTACGCGAGGTTTCCATCCTGGGCCAAGCTTATCCGCCAGCCATTTAGCGCGGTCGGTCGCCTCGTCGAATTTATCCTTAGTACATTTACCACCGCATGCGGGCGAGCAATAGATAGCACCTTTAAGTACGGGGGTCCAGTTCCTATTATCGTTAGACATAATTAAGCCTCCTCAGTAATTCCAGTCCGTCATCAGTTATCGAATACGTCGTTACGCCCGTCGAGCGGTAGTAGACCCGCAGTACGTAGCCCAGCTCCTCGCCACGCTCTAGCGCCGACCGGTGTAGAGTCGTCTGCGCGACCAGGAAGTCGCCTTTAAGCATCTGGCGTAAGTTACGCGCGAGGGGGATTAGGTTAGCGGCCATTAAATAAATTCTATGCGTAGTACTTGAACGTCGGTTATATCGCCGTTTATCTCTTCGACGAGGCTCTTCTCTGTCGGCCATTTAGTCGCCTCTTCTGGGTCAAGAGTAAAAAATACTAAGTGCGTAACGCCGCCGTCAGTGCTGAGGTAGCGAATAAATCCAAGGCCTTTTATGTATGCGTAAAACATTGTCGTATCTCCTAATTAAAATACGTTGTCGATATGCAAATAATACTCTTCCTGACCGAGCAGTCAAGAACTATTTTAACTATTTACAAATATATTTTAGTTGGGATATACTGGCGGTTCAGGTAGTGGCTTTCCGAGAGGATAGAAACCCTACGCAGCGGGATTACTGACCCGTACTAAGCCCGCTATCAACCCTTACGGAGTATGCGGGCTTTTTCACGTCTCCTGCTGGGCGTCAGAGTAGGCGCGCGCAATCTCCGCAGGGCTATGGATGTTGTTAAGCGGGGAGTCTTTCTTTACGTAGAGTTTCGGCTTCCCGGCGTCTGGCATGAGGATATTGTTTACTTTCCCGTTCGGTAGCCCGGCGACCCAGTCGTAGCCGATATTCTGCAGGAGCTCCCGGCGCTTGTTAGGCGGTACGAACCGAGAGCTACCGATACGGTCCAGCAGGCGCTCGAAGAATATCGACGATATCCAGCCGCCCCTAAAGCCCATATCCTCGCGGTCGATGGCTTCGAGTACTTCCTGCTCGACGCGGCCTAGACCGTTCTCGATAGCTAATTCCGTGGCTGACGTGTTCGGTGCGCGGTTGCAACTACCGGCCGGATTGAACTCCGGGGGTATCTGGTAGGTATAGAGGAGTTCGGTCACGATGGCATACCCGCCGCCACGTAGCCAGGCGTACAGCTCCGGGAAGTAGTCGTCTACCATACCGTCGCGGCGTAGGTCCTCGGCGGACTGCTGGGCGGTATAGAACGGGGCGATACGCCGGTCGTTTCGGGTCTTACGTATCGCTGCCTTATGATTCGAATTGAATAGAAAATTGCAGCATACGTCGTGCATGACCTGGTCGGTCTGCATGGCGCGCTTCGCCAGCCGGTCGCCGGTTATCATGCCTTTCAGTATCTCGAATATGTCCATTTTATGCTCGGGGACGTAGATATCCTCGACGCCGATAAAGAGCATATTGAACAGCCAGGAGTTGAACTTCTCGTTAATCTCATGCGCTGGCGGGAAGTGCGTATACCTGGCGCCGATAGCCTCGGCCACGCAGCGGGTAAACAGCGTCTTACCGTTACCCTCTACGCCTTGCAGGAGCGGCGCCCATTGGAATTTGACGCCCTTATGCTGTACGCAGGCGGCCATGTACGAGAGGAGTATCGTCTGGTCGCGGGTATCTGGGAGTACTTTCGTTAAGTGGAGCAGGAACGGCGTAGCGTCGCCCTGAGCCCTGGGCGTATCAATGGGCCACCAGGCATTAACCAGGAGTCGCCCGGCTTCGCGTACGACAGCGCCAGGGGGCAGCGCGGGGCGGAAGCAGGTCGAGTCCGCTCGAGGACCGCGGAAGGCTTGGGATTCGGTAAAGCACTCCCAGGCGTTGCGGACGTGTCGCTCGTTGCCGTTGTCCATCGGAAAGGTAAAGCCGCCGTACCTAACCCTAAATCGCTCTGCGTTAAGCATATCGCCGCCAGGTATAAGTATCTTATGCGCGTCGGTAACATAGGTACATCCTTTGAAGAGGTCGAGCTGATTCTCGATACTTAGGTAAGTCGCCCCGTTCACCAGGGTAGCGGCCGTCTCGAGCGTACCGTCAGGCGTATCGTATTCAATCGTGAGAGCCTGGGGCGCTTTATCCTGCAGTACTTCCCTTTGCCTGGCGCATGCGGCGCCGATAGTAACCGGCAGGTAGTAATCGGCCCGCTCCTCCCATTTATCCCGGCGGAGACTCGAGCCTTGCATAATGTCATGGATACGCTGGGCGTCCCTACCTGTCCAGAATGCCAGATGCTGAGCCAGGGCAGCGTCGGCGCTCGAGGCGTCGTACGTATTGCCATCCGGATACGTGGCCGCCAGGGCCTCCTCCTGGGCGTACCAGAGGTCCGCGAACGACGCTTTACCGCCGAACGTTGCGACCGCTGACTTCGAGCCGATAGCTCGCTTAACCAGCTCGGCGTTATCTTTTGGCCCATTCCATTCTGGTACCGGTCCATTAAGGTGGGCCTCCCAGGCTTGTAACTTGCTCGAGCTACCCATACCATCGGAGCCATTAAAATAGGTGCTTACCAGCCACGGTAATACGTGGCTATGGTCGGTACGGACGTCGCCCTGGGCGCTGTATCCGGTAAGGGCTACGAAGCGTTCAGTGTGATAGAACTCTAAACCTAAATGTTCGTTCTTGCAGCCATGTTCCGGGGGCGTTCCGGTCCCGATGATATGGAGGCCTCGACCCGACTGCGATATCTCGATAGCGGCGCCGGGCAGGGTCGCCATAAGATGCTGGGCGAGCGGGCTCCACGTATTATTAGGGAGCAGGCAGTTATCTATATCCAGGAAGTAGAACGGGTCACTCTCGGCGAAGCTAAAGCCGACGCCATAGCTCGGGCCGAATACCTGGGCGGCGGCGAGGGCCGTCTCTGCGTCTGTCCATATCGAGGAGGCGCCGCTATCTTTTAATGGCATCCTACCGGTGCGTACGTCGATAGGGAGCTTCGTCATCTTACCGGGCTCGTCTTTCTTTGGAGCGAGCTTATAGACGATAAACTGGGCGTACGCTGCAAGCGGCGCCAGTGCGGGGGGTAATTGTTGCATACGCTTAACTCAGCGTAGCAAGGGCGCGGGTCTTTAAATCCTCGGGGGCCTTCTGGGCCTGGGGGTCTTTCATGGCGAGCGCCTGGGCGACTATCGGCAATACCTCGGCTTTAATAGCGTGGCGGATAATGTCGCGGTTAAGCTGGGTCATGGTGCTAAAGTGGTACATAACGAGCCCACGGGAGACCCCGCAGGCCGCGGCGACTGCGGCGAGACGTACCCCCGCGAGGCCTACTTTTTCCGCGATTTTCATAGCGGATAAAATAATATCCTCTTTACGTACGTCTTTGGTCTGCCGATTGTATTTAGTATTCATGTTTAAAGCCCTGGTTAATAGTGCCTGTATTATTAGGCTGTCCTGACTGACAAGTCAATAAGTATTTAAGCGCGCCGCGTCGATACGCCGTTGCGCTATCTCAGCGTACCCGTGCTCGATATCGCTCTCGAAGCCGATAAACTTAAAGCCTTGGGAGACCGCTGCTACGCCGGTAGACCCGGAGCCGGTAAACGGGTCGAGCACGGTCCCGCCTGGAGGCGTAACAAGCCGCACCAGGTAACGCATGAGGTCGGAGGGTTTAACAGTAGGATGAATATTGCCTTCGCCTCGGTCGTCTTTTGAGGCCTTAGCGCAGTAAAAGAACCGGGCCGCCGATTTTTCTAGTTCGATAGCATCCGGGAACGCGGCCAGTACCTCGACGCTGCCGTCGTGTATTACGTTAGCAGGCCATCTGCCGGTCTGCCATCGTTGCGTCTCCTCACCAGACATTCCCCACCCGCCCCCGTTTGGCCCTCTGCCCGCGCGCCCGCTTTCTATTTTTTCGTGTCCTATACGGGACGCATCAATATTTAACGCCCCTGTACCGTACTCCAATACGTTAGCCGCGACCGTACCGACTAGAGGCTTACGCGCGACTACTATCGGTTCGTGGGCGGGTTTTAGCGCGGTTCCCCAGCCTTGCCATTTCGCCGCATCTTCCGTTGCTGGCTTGTCTTTCAATATTGTTTCACCCTTTGCAAATCCACTGCCGCCTTCAGCAAATGCACGGCCTTCTGGCCTGTAGCTCACGCCAGTTTGTTCGCGCACCGCCCCCGCCGCCTTGTCAATAGCCTTGCTAACATCCAACGATTTCGGAAACCCACTTCCATACACCCACATAATCTGATCGCGTATCTCAAAGCCTGCGTCCTCGATGGCGCATACCATGCGATGATAGGTGCGAGACCCGGAGAACGCTAAGAGATGGCCGCCGGGTTTAAGTACGCGGAGCGCATGACGCCACATCTCGACGTTATAGGCGATACCGGTAGAGTCCCAGGACTTGCCCATAAAGCCCAGCTCGTACGGCGGGTCGGTGACAATTGCATCTACCGAGTTATCCGGCGTTAGCTTCATGCCGAAAATACAATCCAAATTAACTACCGTCACTAAATTAACCCCTCTCGATTAGCGAACATAGCGTGGCCGCCATTCGCTGTAATAAGCTGTATCCAGTTTAATTGCGCTTGCTCCCGCTCAGTGTGCGAGTAGCTCCATGCGCTCTCTTTCGCCTCGATGCTGACGAACTGGCCGATAGTAAAGCCTACATGCTGGGGGAGTATCAGGACCTTACGGATACCGATAATATCGCCCGACTTGATGACCTTGTTAACCTGCGGTGATTCGTTCCCCAGCCCGTAGCGTACCGGCCGTCCCGTATCGTCTTTAAGTACCCCGACGTTATTCCGGAACAGCCGGTAGTCTTTACGCGAGCCCTCGAGGAACAGGTTCGCCTGGACCGCCGCCTCGGACAGTCCGGCCACGGGTAAGCGGTCACGCTCTACGACGCCGTACAGTTGCTCGAGGTCGCGTATCGCAGCGAAGGGGATACCCCAGCGCGTCGCCCATTCGTAGAGAATCACTTACCTGCCCAGCCCGACGCCTTTAAATCGGCCACCAAATTAGCGACAGCAGGTACGCCGACGGTGTCAGCGGTTTCCGTCGGGAGGTATTTAACCAAGTCGGGCAGCAAGTCCTGCGCAGCTTTCAGTGTCGTAACGGAATAGATAGCCGCTTTGAGCTTAGACTCGAGCGCGTTGCGGGTTTCCTTGTCTGCTTCATGCGCAGCGTGCAGCGCCTCTACTTTAGCGCGGGTATCGTCGCCGACCTCAAAGCCGCGCAGGTTATAAACGGATACCGTACCGAGGCAGCGGCAGTCATCTACATAGTAGTAATGGGAGTTTAAGTAATCGGTTAATTCGCCTTTTTTGACGATATCTGCGATAGGCTTAGGTAGCTGGGCAAACGCGTCGGCCTGGATTAACTTGCGGGCTTCCTCGGAGTGGTCAACAGTAGGCACATCCTGCATAACAGCACGTACAAAAGAGTCGCGGATATAGTTAGAAAGTTTCATTTTTAAGTCTCCATGTCGTATAAAGTCTCAGTAGAATACCTGACTATGCGGTCAGCTAGCAACTTATTTTTAATTCTATTATCCAGCTCAGTAGCATCCTCAGCGTTGAGCGTCTGAGCCGTGGCCGTATCGACGCCGAACATGAAGTAGAACCGCTTATGAATCTCGCTGTCCTGGCGGCCTTTGATGAAATGATGATAGCCCGCCCATAGCTGCATAGTGTCGCGTAGCGCGTTCTGGGCGGTCTGCCGCGCTGCATGGTTACGGGCGATATTCGTCTCGGCTGGCGTTCCCTTTAGGTGCTCCGGTATATGCCCTGGGCCATCTATCTTGCTTATCTGGCCGCGGAGCAGTTTCAGCGCTGCCGGGTCCAGCTCGAGTAAATCGCCGTCTACCTGGTCGGGGCTTGAGCGGCCCGGAGGCTCGGCGCGTAGTCCACAAAATGGGCAGCATTGGAATGTCCGCTCGTATACCCGGATACATACGGGGTTTAAGCAGCGGCGCGTCGGGATAACGTCGGTCGGCTTCGCGCGGCTCTTACGGTCCCGGCGGTCCAGCGACCAGTCGCGGGCAGCATCCGGCAAACCGTGGACCAGGACGTTAGATACGTGGTCGATGATGATAGCCGAGGGCTTCGCAGACTCGCGAATGAATTGTACGCGCTGGGCGTCGGTAAACGTATCCCAGGCGCCGGCCAGTACGTCGGGTATCATGAGACGGAGCGCTCGCCCGAATTGCTGGCAGAATAGCGAGAAGCTCATAGTCGGCCGGGCCATGCTGACGACCTCGACCGCCGGCAGGTCGAAGCCCTCGCCGAACAGGTCCACGTTAACGAGCTGCAGTATCTCCCGGTTCCGGTACCGCTTGAGTATCTGAGAGCGCGCAAGGCTCGGCGTCTTAGCGCTAACGACCTCGGCGGGGATACCGTTCCTGCGAAACTCGACGGCGATTTTAGTTGCCTCCTCCACGTCTACCGCGAACGTAATCCCGAGCTTGCCGCGAGCGATTTTAAGGTAATGCTTGACCACGTCACCGACGATAGTTTTACTCTCATGCATCACGTTACGGAGCTGGGCCTGGTTAAAGTCCCCGGTCGCGTCGGATATATTTACGTGGCTCATATCCACGTCGCAGGGTGGGGCGAATATCCGGTAATCGGTTAGATAGCCCATATCTATCAATTCGCGCATGGACGGCCCGAGGACGAACGCGTCGGTCAGCCCATCAGCGTGGCGGCCAAGCCCTCGACCGTCGGCGCGTATGGGCGTCGCTGTAGGGAATAGGCCGTAAGCATTCGGGAACATGCTCATGGCCCGCCCCCATTTATTCTCAGCGAGTACGTGGTGGCCCTCGTCCTGGACTACGAGCGCGACCTGACTAAACCAGGGGTCTTTCGGGTCATGGTTTAGCAGCGTGTCGATACCGCAGACGGCTATCTGGGCTTGCTGATTCGTATAGTCGCGGCCAACCGCGTCCATATGGATAGAGACGATATCCTTAACGAGCGCTTTCGGGCCGATAACTCTATGGCGGATATTATTACGCGCCAGTGCGAGGGATATCTGGCTGGTTAACTCCTGCCTATGGGCGATAGCGGCGGCAGGGCGTTTAATCTCAGCGAGGATATTCCCGAATAGGACCGTCTTACCGCCGCCGGTCGGTAGCACGGGCATAACGTTACGTACCGTCGGGTTCTCCCACGCTTGATAGATAGCCGTTCGGACGGCAGACTGGAAGGGGCGGAGCGGGGTCATTTGCACACCTGACAACGTTTAGGGTTCTTAAAATTACGTAGTTTACGGCCGTTATCGAACTCGACGGCGAGGTCTTTAAGCGCTGCTGGCCACGTATCGCGACCGTCCGACCTGAACGTATGGCCGTATTTTTCCTCTATAGCGATACCTTGGGCGTAACGGAGGGGGTAGTTAAAGTACAGGGCTCGCCATTCTCCTAGACGCTGGTAAGGGCAAAGGGCGCAGTCGGTACGCTCCGGAATAGTTACGCCTCGCTCCTGCAGGTACGCCCATACGTCGGCCTCTGTCCAGCCCCAGTCACGCATTGGAAAGCTGCATGTAACGTCATCGCCGTACAGCCCGACGCGTTCCTCCTCGTCCGCCCGCAGGCCGACGTACAGTATCGAGTCTGCCGGCAGCGAATCAAAGTAATCGAGCGTCGGCTCTATTTTTAAAATACGAGTGCACCAGCGCTGAAAAACGTTAGGTACCATGCCTATCTCTTCGATAGTACCGTAAAGGTCCAGCTTATACCGGACCCGGATTAATGGCTTACCTAGAAGCTCCTCAAGTTTGCGCCAGTGCTCGACCATCTCGGGCAGCTCGTCGCCGGTCTCATTGCAGATATACTCGTAGTCTACGTCCGGATTAAGCTCCGCCAGGCGCAACGCTAAAGCGGTAGAGTCTTTCCCGCCTGAGAGCCCTACTACGTGGCGGATAGTCATAGCAGCTTACGCCCTTTCTCGGTTAATACGACTCGGCAGGACTGGGCGCCCTTTACAATAGTCGTATCTATAACTAGCCCCCGGTCCTCGAGTACCTTAACGTCGGCGGCAGGTATCGGCCGGTTCCCGTTAACCAGGTACGCGCCGTCCTCGCGGTAGAGATGGCCGGACGCTACGAGGAGGAGAATTTTGTATTGCGCGGGGGTAAGTTTCATACCGTCCCCTGCAGCCAGTCCGTATAATTTTTAGCGATTATGCCGCCGGTCTCGCCCCCTAACTCCGCAGCAGTACGACCGGTTATTTTCTCGTGGCTAATCCATGCTTTGCCGAACTGTACGCCCTGCGGCCCGACCGTTACGATACGCTCGTTAGGCGGCGGGTTCTGCAATTCCTCGAGCATATCTTTAAGTATTTCATGCGCTCCGAGCTCGGTCGGCCCTTTAAGATGAATAGCCATAACTTCTATAGCTATCTCTAGCGCCGTCACTTTAAGGGTTTTATTTAAGCCTTCGATACTCATAGTGTGACCTCTTTAAAATAGTTGTTGACTGTTCAATCAGTATTATCTATATTGACCATTCAGTCAACATAAACCTACGGAGATTTACTAAAATGATTAAACTTGAATTTGACCCTAGTGACGTACGTACGCTACGCATTACCGCGTCGTATCTGCTCGCGCTGGCAGGGGATATCGTACCTGAGATTACCGGTCTACCTACCCGCGTAGAAAACGTCATCTCTAATATCTCGGATAAAGCTATAGAGGGTCTTGTAGCATCCGGCCATCTTACCCCGTTTAACTCCGCGGAACTCAGCGAAGCGGCCACGATAGACAAGTCGCCGGAGGTAGCCTTCTCAGAAGCGCCGGGTACTGAAAACCCTTTAGCTGCGGGCTTTACTGTGGCTGCCGAAGCGTCCTGGACTGTCCCCTCGGATACGCAGGTAGCTATTTCGACCCAGCCGCCAGTCGCCGGGTTACAGCCTGCAGCGAGCTCCGACGCCTCGGGCACAGTTGCTGCACTCCCTACGGCGAACCCTGCCGGGGTCGAGGTGGATAGCAAGGGCTTACCGTGGTCGCCCGATATCCATAGTAGCGGGAAGAGCAAAATGAAATCTGGCGAATGGACCGCTAAGCGTGGCGTAACGCCGGAGCTTAAGGCCCAGGTCGAAGCGAACTTACGCGCCGCCTTGAACGCCCCGCTCGCTATGCCGACGCCGCAAAATTTGCCGTCTGCCGCGGTTGCTGGCGTCCAGCCCGCCGCCGGTCAACCAGCAGCGGCAGCGATTACTTCTGCGACGACTGCGAGCCCTTCTAACGGCGAGAGCCCGTTCGTTACGCTGATGAAAAAGGTATCGAAGGCGACGACAGATAAGCATATAAACCCCGACCAATTCCAAGGGATTATCAAAGCGCATGGTCTCAACGGCGTAACCGATATCGCCTCTCGCATGGACCTCTGCGATTCTATCAGTAACGCAGTAGACGCCGTTATCGTACAGAACATAGCAGCCGGCGGTCTGCCTGCGTGAGTACCGTAGACGTAGAAGTTTATCTAATCGTCGGCGCTAAAGTTCGAGAAAACGGTAGCGCTATCGGTACCCCTGCGGCGCGTATCACTAAACATAAACCAGCGCTAGATACGAACGAAGTCGCGATTAAACTCTGCGTTTCGGTCCCCTCGGCACTGTTTATGAAGCCGCAGCTATCAGCGAGTATTATCGTCCCTGAGGAGAGCATACCTTACGAGATAACGCCGGTAGTCCAGGATAATATTGCCGAAGCTATCCGAAACGTAACCGGGCTTAGCGTGGCTATTTCAGTAGATGGGGGTCCAGTCCATGAGTAACGGCCACGCTAAACACGCCCCCAGCTCGGCGGCGCTCCGGGTAGCGTGTGCCGGCTCCTTGGCGCTCGAGCTGGCGAACCCGGAGAAAGAACCGGAACGGCCGACGCTCGAAGGGGACGCCGCGCACTGGGTCGCCGCCGAGATACTCTACGGGCGGACGATTGATACCGGGCTTATCGCGCCTAACGATATTATGCTGACGGACGAAATGGTCGAGGGCGCGGATATGTACGTCGAGGAGTTACGCCGGATTATGGCCGACTTCCCCGGCTGCGTACCACACGTCGAGGAGTACGTGGATATCAGTTGGATTCATCCGGAATGCGGAGGGACACCCGACTTCTGGGTATACCGTCCGCCTATTGTCGATATGTCGCAACTGGTCGTAACTCAGCGCGGCCGCCTTACTATCCGCGACTATAAGTTCGGCCACCGGTACGTAGACGAATTCGAGAACTGGCAGTTAATCGAGTACGTGGCAGGTATCCTGGTAGCGGTAGGCGTGGACGGCATAAGCGACGAGTACGTAGACGTCGATATGGGGATTATCCAGCCTCGTTGCTTCTCCGGAGGCTCGCCGATACGTAACTGGGTAACGACCGCTCGAGCACTACGCGGGGCGTTTAACGTACTGCAGGCGGCGGAGTATGCCGCGAGTCAGCCGGGGGCGCTTTGTACTCCGAACCCAGGCTGTAGGGATTGCCGAGGCCGGTCGCTATGTAAAGCTATCCAGGTAGCGGCCTATGCAGGAATGGATACGGCTTATACGGCCGTACCGTTCGACCTGCCGCCGGATGCCCTGGGCGTCGAGTTGCGCTTCGTGGACAAGGCCATTGAGGCGTTAACCGCGCGTCGTACTGGTCTCGAGGAGCAGGCGCTTAAACACTTGAAGCTAGGGAAAGGGATACCGTTCTACTCCCTGCAGCAAAGTATGGGCCGCGAGCGCTGGGCGCGTCCGGACGAGGAGATAATATCATTCGGGGCGCTCATGGGTAAGCAGTTGACCAAGGCAAAACTAGTCACGCCTAAGCAGGCGATAAGCCTCGGGCTGGACGCTGAGCTGGTGCGCGGCTTCTCCGAGGTACCGAAAGGTGAGACGAAACTTAAACCCGACGACGGTAGCGCCGCGCGTAAAGTATTTAGTAGTTGACTATTCAGTCAGTAGTAATTAACCTGTAAGACCATTAACCAGGAGTAAACGTACCATGAGTAGAGAAGATATTTTAACCCCGATAGGGCGCCTCGTCCGGGGCTCGCTGTACCGCGCCAATGACAAGAACGCTGAGGGCAAGCCGCTGACAGCGAAAGACGGCGTAACGCCTCGCGTCGAGTACTACTTCGCTATCGCCATTCCTAAGACCCCAGGCGTTACGCACTGGTCGCAGGAGCAATGGGCGGCCAAGATAGCCCAGGTCGGTATGGCTGACTTCCCAAATGCTTACCAGAGCCCCGCCTTCGCCTGGAAAATCACGGATGGCGACAGTCAGATACCGAACCGTAACGGTAACAAGCCTTGCGACCGCGAAGGCCATCCGGGCCATTGGGTATTAGGGTTCTCCGGCGGATATAAGCCGAGAGTATTCGACGCCCGTAATAATCTGGCAGCCGTTATCCAGGAGGACTTCGTAAACTTGGGCGACTATATCCAAGTATCTGGAAGCGTGGCGGGCAATGGCTCAGCGCAACAACCGGGCATTTTCCTAAACCATAGCATGGTCGCCTTCCAGGCGTACGGCGAGCGTATCACGACCGGCCCGGATGCTCAAAGCGCCGGCTTCCAGGTAGGCGGCCCGCTGCCTGCAGGAGCCTCCACGATGCCGCCCGCTAACCCTGCGTTCGGTAACATGGCCCAGAATCAGCCAGCTCCCGGCGGCTTTCCTGGTGCTCCGGCGCCGGGCGGTTTCCCTGCTCAGCAACAGCAACCGGCCCCGAGCTTCCCCGCGCCAGGTCAACCTATGCAGCAGGTACAGCCGTACCCCGGCGTATTGAACGTACAGGGTCAGCAGCCAGCGCAGGCGCCCGGCTTCCCCCAGCAACAGCCCGCACCGGGGTTCCCTGCTCCGAATGCGGGTATCCCCAGCCCGGCAAGCATGCCCCCCTCTGCTGGGCTGATGATATCCCCTTCTAACCAATGGGTGCCGCAAATGGACCCGGCTAAGTCGAACGGCTGGACGTACGAGAATTTAATCGCGTCCGGACAATGGACGGCCGAGACGCTACGCGCGGCGGGTATTTTACTTAACTAAGAAGGACTCCCCGCCTTACGGGGCGGGGTTTACAGGAGGTTTAAAGCATGGAAGACTTACCTAAAAATACGCTGGTTTGTTTAACGAAAGATGTAGGAAACGAGAAGCGCGGTACTAATTTTCGGATAGTCAGTAAAACCCCTAGCGGCGAGTACTTAGGGAAAATTCCGGGGACGCATGACTCCGAAACGATTCGCATAGGTAACGGCAGTAGCTTTATGATATTAGAGGAAGCCCCCGAGCGAGTGACCCCAGCGCCCGGCCTCTTTAAAGCGACAGAAGAACCGCCCGCGGCCGGTAGCCTCGGGTTTATGTCTATCAGTTTGAGCCAGCAGGGTGTAGAACGTGCGGTACGCGAATACGTGACTAAGACGTTTGCCCAGTTCGAAGGCTTAGAGTTCGGCGTAGAGCTCGAAACTATGCCCTCCGGCGTAATAGGCGCGCTAGTATCCTTTAAATAATGACAGCCCGCCGGAAACCTCAGCGCGTCGATATCTGTACGTACCCAGCCGTCGCTACCATTGTGGCCGCCGAGCTGCAGGTACCGAGGGAAGTAGACGCCCTGATATTCCACAATCCCGAGGCGAAGCTACAATTCGACCGCCGCGTTAAACAACTGCAGGAGCAGAGCAAACAATGATTAAGAGCGCCGTTATATCCCCCTGCGGGCAGTTCCGCTATAGCCTTACCCGTAAATGGGGCGACGGTAAAACGCTGGTCTTTATCATGCTTAATCCCAGTACGGCCGACGCGGACGTAGACGACCCGACTATCCGCAAGTGTATCGGCTTCGCGCGCCGGATGCTGTTTACCGGTATCCAGGTAGTTAACCTGTACGCGTATCGTTCTAGGTTCCCGGCAGATATACAGAGCATAGGCTGGCCGCAAGGGGAAGCAAATAACGACTATGTCAGGGAAGCGATTAATAACGCTAAACTCGAGGACGGCATGGTTATACTTGCCTGGGGAGCTAACGCCCGTCACCATGAACACGCGGAAAGAATGCTAAATAACATAAAGCTATCAGGAGTTAGGTACCGAGCCCTTCGCCTGCTGGCTGACGGAACGCCCGCGCATCCGCTTATGCTGCCGTATAGCTGTATCGACGAATGAGTCCTATAATCCTAAATTACGGACTGTTAATACAGTTCTCAATTCTTAGCGCCTGTTACTTTTATTCGGGCGACCGCATGCAAGGCCTTTACTGGCTTGGCGCATTCGGCTGTACCGCCGGAGTTACCTTTAAATGAGTACGCCCCCGCATTTACTCCCCGCTGGTACCCGTCTAGCGGCAGGTCTCGGCGTCTCTACCGTCCTCGCTGATATGGACTTCGAAACCTTTAGCGAGGCGGGCTACGTATTCAACGCCGAGGCCTACAAGTTCGACCGGCTGCCGAATGCGACCGGTACTGCGAAAGGCCTCGGTATCGTCGGCGCGGCCGTCTACGCCCAGCATCCGAGTACGGAGATACTCTGCCTCGCCTATAACCTGAAAGACGGCCGAGGGGTGCGCGTATGGCGCCCAGGCATGCCTCCGCCGCTCGACCTTCTCGACCACATCTACCGCGGCGGACTGGTAGAGGCGCATAACTCCGGGTTTGAGTGGTGGATATGGAATTACGTGGGAGTACCTCGGCACGGCTGGCCGCCGCTACAGATAGCGCAATGCCGCTGCAGTATGGCGAAAGCGCGCGCCCACGGTCTGCCCGGCGCGCTGGGTAATCTCGGCGAGGTCCTGCAGCTCGTTAACCAGAAAGATAAAGAGGGTAAGCGCCTGCTCGATAAATTTAGCGTACCCCAGAAGCCGACGAAGAAAGACCGTCGGCTCCGGCATCATATCCACGAGGAACCGGTAGACGGGATTAAACTGCTCGACTACTGCGTACTCGATACCGTCAGCGAGAGCGAGGCGTCAGCGCGTACCCCGGACCTGGACGGCGAGGAGCTCGAGTACTGGATAATGGACCAGGAGATTAACCGCCGAGGCGTGGCCGTGGACCGCGAGGGTATCCTAAACTGTATCGCCATCATTGAGCAGGCCCACGCCCAGTATAACGTCGAGCTCGGGCAGATAACGGGCGGTATCAAAGCCAGCGAGAATAAGCAGCTAATCGAATGGCTCCTAATCAAGCACGGTATTTTCCAGCCCAGCATGGAAGCCGAGGAGGTCGAGACTACGCTTAAACGTACCGACCTGGTACCCGAGGTCCGGCGAGTGCTCGAGATACGCGCGGCGGTAGCGTCGGCCAGCGTTAAAAAGGTTTTCGCCATGCGTAACCAGTTGACGCGCGCCGGTCGCTTGCATGACCTATTTAACTACCACGGTGCTCGCACTGGCCGCCCGACGGGTGAAGGCCCCCAGCCGACGAACTTACCCAAAACAGGCCCTAAGCTACTGGCGTGTATCTGCGGGAAGCATCACGCCCCTGGCCGTACGTTCTGCCCGTGGTGCGGCTTCCCGGTACCGCCCGCCAGTAAGCCCGTCGAATGGTCCTCGGATATCGTCGAGGAGGTGCTCGAGGTCTGCAAACAGCGAAGCTACCACGCTTTAGAGCACTACTACGGCCAGGCTATGTTCGCCGTCTCTGGATGCTTGCGCGGGCTCTTCGTGGCCGCCCCAGGGCATAAGCTGATATGTTCTGACTTTAACGCAATCGAGGGCGTTGTAACGGCCCAGCTAGCGGGTGAGGAATGGCGGCTCGAGGTGTTCCGTACGCACGGTAAGATTTACGAAATGAGCGCGGCCAAGATTACTGGCGTCCCGTTCGAGGAGATGATGGAATACCGCAAGCGTACCGGGTCGCATCACCCTATGCGAAATAAAATCGGTAAGTTCGCGGAGCTGGCCCTGGGCTTCGGCGGCTGGGTTAACGCTATGGTCAATTTCGGGGCGGACGAGTTCCTAAATGAACAGGAGATGAAAGACGCGATTGTCGCCTGGCGTGAAGCGTCGCCGATGATAGTCGAGCTCTGGGGCGGCCAGTACCGGGGGCTACCCTGGGACGACCCGAACCGCAACGGTAAACCCTATTGCACGGCAGAATTTCACGGCCTCGAGGGGGCAGCGATTAATGCCGTCCTCTATCCAGGCCAGGTATTCACGTATCGGGATATCAGCTATTTAACGCATAACGACGTCCTGTACTGCCGATTACCGTCCGGCCGTACCATTGACTACCAGAAGCCCAGGTTATCGCCGGGGACGCTGTTTAACCGCCCTGAGTACCCTACGCTTAACCTCAGCTATAGTACGTGGAATACGAACCCGAAGTACGGCGCCGTCGGCTGGGTATCGAAGCATACCTACGGCGGTCAGCTCGCCGAGAATGTCGTACAGGCAACGGCGCGGGATATCCAGCGCTACGCCGGGCTACAGCTCAAAGCGGCCGGCTACCCGATTGTCCTCCACGTCTACGACGAGAACGTAGCGGAGGTCCCGGAGGATTACGGCAGCCTGGAAGAGTTCGAGCGTATTATGAAAACGATGCCGCCCTGGGCCGCAGGCTGGCCGATTAACGCGAGCGGCGGCTGGGTCGGTAAACGCTACCGTAAAGACTAATTCGCAATTCGCGAATACTGAATACTTAAAGGGGCGCATAGTGGCAAGTAAACGACGTATACGGCGCAACGCCTGCGGTAAGAAAAAGCGCTACGAGACGTACGCCGAGGGGTTTAAAGCCATGCACAAATTTAAGAAGGCTACTGGCTTGACGGCGTACCTCAACGTCTACCAGTGTAAATTTTGTGGAGCCTGGCACCTGGGCCATTAAAAATAGTTCTTGACTGCTCGGTCAGGAAGAGTAATATATCTCTATCGACTCTATTTCGGGGTCGTAATCGGAGATAATAAAATGGTAAAACTAGAGAAAGTAAACCCTAAGCCCCTTATCGTAATTACTGTTGACTACGATACGGCTCTTTGTCTGTCGGTACTGCTGTCTCGTCATACTACCGAAGAAGCCGGCACTATTGGCGGCAGTACAGATGCCCCTGAACTTACCGACCTCGGTAAACTACAACTGGCTCTTAGCGATTTAATGGCGGGGGAATAATGCTAGACTTTCAATTACCGCAGCGCCGGCAGTTCATCCAGTCGGTCGCCACGCTCAACGTGGGCGAGAAAACCGTCGGCTACTACCTGGCCCATTTGTGGGCGATACTGACGGATAGCCGTACGGTACCTATTCCACGTAAGCAGAATACCGCCGTCTCGCTGGACCTCGGCCGTCTTACCTGGAAGCGGATTAAACCGCATATCTACTTTGAGCGCGGTGAGTGGTTTGCGCGTATGCCGGAGGAGTTCGACCAGTACAATATCGAGCACCAGTTAGCCGAGCGGGAAGCGCTGAGCCTGGTATATCAATTAAATCAAACTAGGGGGACGGTATGACTACGATAGCCGGATTAATACTCATAAAAATAGTTATGGTAATGACCCGGCTATTTGTAGATTCCTAGAACGGAGAGGGTAAAGCGATAGTGTCGATACTCTGGAAAGCCTCCGGCGATTCGTGGACAGTATTCCCTGAGTTAGCAAATATTACTTGCTGCCTTACATTAATCCTTGCCGTCACAGAGGAGACCGTAGTTCCTATAGTATTGGGCGCAATAAAAGTTCCAGTCGTAAAATACCAGGCTTGGGTCGGACTTATGTAATACAAGTATCCAAATGTAGTAGCCGCCCCTCCGCCCGCCCCAGCTATGGATATCTTAGAGCCGTGGTCCGTGGGGCTTAAAGGTGTCGAAGCGTCGAAAGTAATTAACGAGTCTCCTGCCGTAGCTGAAACGATTACGTTCCGAGCGGCTTTAGTGCTAACTTTCATTATGCCCGTTCCTACCTTGTCCTCATATAGCGTTGAGACGTCAAAAGGTTTTTGATATTTGACCCCCACGTCTGCGAGTAGCATGTTGTTGTATAGCTTACGCACTGCCTCAGAGGTTGCCGACGTTGACTGCCCTTCGAGCGTAGAATACTGGTCGCGACTACCAGTATTTGCGCTGGGGATAGTAGCTACAAAGTTTTTAGCGTCTGTTTTAAAAGTAGACCACGGCGGCAGATTCCAGAAGCTATTATAGTAGCCTTGCAGCGTTGAAAACGTACCCGCCACGTAGTTTGTATAGTCGTTTGTACCTAGCGCCAGCATGGCCGACGTAGCGTATTGAGCAGCTAGATTCGTGCGGATAGCGTGGTCTGTAGCCGCGCCTGTTACGTAATACTCGAGACGGTCATTAGCTGCCGAAAGATTAAGCAGGGGGTAAGCGGCCCCTACAGAACGCTCTGCTACGCCGGTGCGCCGAGATATATCGCTTGGCCCGTCTACCTCGCCGCGGCTTGAGCGGGAGTCACCTACGCCGGCGGGTGAATCAATCGTAGACAACCCGATAACGGCGGCCGGGCGAATGTGGTATATATTAGAAGGGGATACTGCGCGATAGTACCCAACGCTAGTATTAGCGCCTGGGTCGCTAGCCACGGGGTAGGTAAACGTGTTCGCGTCAACGCGGGAGACGCGGAACTTGCCGTTATATCCGGTCGGCACAGCGTTCACTATTTCTACCATCTGCCCGGATAAAAAGCCCGAAATGCCGTTAGAGCGCGTAACGGTGACTAGCCCGGTTCCTGCGTTATACGTTGGGGCAGCGCTGGGAATGGGGACGAACTGTACTATGCCGGCCTCGGTTACTGCGCCTGGGTCAGCCGCCAGCGGAACGGTAATAGCGTTCGTACCGGACAAAGTAGCCACGTACGTCCCGTTTATGGCCGAGGGGGTAAACCCGGACACAATCGCCCGTATGTTAGTTGTATCGGTGCGTTTATGGTTAGGTAGTGCGATAGTCAAAGTCCCGCCGACCCACGTTGCGCCAGTGGAAATTAGAGTAGCGGGCGACATAGCCAATAAAGACCGTTGTGTCGCGTTGAGGTTGTACAGGTTTAAATGCGTGTTTGCAGCGTTATCATTTTGTAAAAATAGCTCGCTCCCTTGTTCATAAAAGCTACTAAAGTCGCCGCCGGTGCAAGCAGGGATTCCCCCCGTACCGCTATGAAACGTCCATACCTTAAAGTCAGCACCCCTTGGGATAGGAGTCGATAGCGTAGCGGCGTCACTCTCTAGCGTTTTTAATCCGGTGCCGGGTACAGTACCGGTGGTAGCCCCAGACCATAGAACGTTTTGAGGAGTAGAGCCTATCGGGTACTCGATTTTAGACTGGACGCTGTACGGATTGACGCTACCGCTCTCGTCGTAGCGCATCGCGTTCACGTAGACGAGTTTTACCTGAGATAAAGAGTCATCAAAGTTTTTATGAATCGAAACCGATAGAGCCTGCGCGCCGGTCTTACTTGTCGGGAAGCAGGTCTCACTAGCAATATTACGCCATGAAGCGGGCAGCTTACGGGGTACGATATCTTTTTTACCGTCTAGCGCGGTCTGCGTAGCGGTTGAGACGGGCTTATTTAAATCGCTGGTATTGTTGACGTTACCCAGGCCGACGTCGCCAGGTACAAGCGTTACCGCCCCGGTCTTACCTGCTACCGATTGAACGGGCGGTAATTGCCACGTACCGGCGCCGGTCCAGAAGGTAGTCGAGCTCGCGTTCGTTCCGCTGTTTAAGTGGGACGGGGAAAGATTGCCCTTTACCTGGGTAGCGAGGTCTATCTGCGTGGCCGCCGGGGCGACCGTACTAAACAAGAACGGGAGTATCGCTAGTAGTTTTTTAAACATGATTAATCCTTAGTACTGATAGAAAGCGATTAGCGAGTCACCATTAACGGCATTGGGCGCGTAGGTAATCAGGGTCAACGTGTCGTCTACCCGAGTATAGTCCCCCGCCGCAACCGTGAGAATCATACCGTTAAAAAACAGCATAAGCGAGCCGTCTAGCGGGTCGCGAGATAGGACGAACGTTTTATTCGCGCCGTCCTGGGCTCCGGCGGGTACCTCTTCGCCTGAGAAGCGATTAAGCTGTGCCTTTAATTGGCCGTAAGTCAGCCGTTTAAGGTCTACGCCCCCGCGACTGACGGCGACCAGGTCGGAATCCAGAAAAGGAAGAGAGGCCGAAAAATCCGGTAAACCGCCTATAGTTGAGTTAGCCATTATTCGCCCCGTTATTGAATAAGTAAATAGTCGCCAGCACCGTTAATAAGTAACCGGTCCCCGCCACTATTGATAAAAAGAGTATCCCCCACGACTGGCGAACTACTCCCGCCAAAATGGGTAGCGTCGGCTACATCCTCGACGAGCCCAGCAGGACCATAGTACCAGCCGATAAACTGGGCGTACTGCCCGGTACTGGCTGCGGATACCTGCATAACGTACTGCCCGTCGTCGGCCACGATAGCGGGGATAAGTATGCCGCTCGAGATGCCGACATTAATCGAAGTCAGCTTAACGCTACCGCAGGGCGTCGTAATATTGGTAATCATACTATGACCTCGGTAACTTCCCGGACAATCTTAATATGCGCCGTTTCAGTGTGCATTATGACATCATCGAGGTTGTAGCGGATATCCCAGAGTAGCGTCCCGAGCGGCCAGCCGTCGGTCTGGACTGGTGTAAAAATAAACTGACCCAGCGCAGCGTCGGTAATCGTGGCCGTAAGGGTCTCGACGAGGTTATACTTCTGGTCGCGAATCTGGGAGGTAATCGTATAGCCGGCCAGTGACGCCGGGGTCTCGCCGTCGTCCTGTAGGTACTGCGCGGTAGGTGCGAACGTGTCGCCCTGCTTATACGTTATCATCTAAGCCCCAGTGTTGAACGCCCTGCTCGTACAGCGGAGGTTTTTTATAATAGTCCCCGCCTTTAAGCCTAACGGCTGCGTACATCATCTTACGCGAAAACCAGTCGATGCCGCACGCTTTTAATGCAGCTTCGAGTACGTCGTCCGCCCAGGACCGCGTTATCTCGATGACCTTACGCGATACCAGCTCATTCACGCATACGCCAGTCCAGGGGCTATACAGCGAGTCGTGGAGCATACCGGCCCAGTCGGCCAGGCCGCCGAACATGAGGTACGCGAACGGGATACGCGGGACGCTGCAGAAGTCCGTAACGAAGTTCGCGCCGATGACTATCTCAATCGTCGGCTTGCCGTCCTCGAGCAGATGGTAGTACATGGCCCTGTTAGTCTGCCATACGCCCGGCGCGAGCTGGGTAGCGTCGATGTAGCGAGAGACGAACACGACGTTCATGCAAGCTTACCGCCGCTGTTCTTGTAGTAGATAAGCAGGCTCGGGAGCTTGCCTTCGCGTTGACCATAGCCCGCCCCTGGAAGCGACGCCCAGCGACTTTTACAGAGAGCGATAGCCTTCACTATCTCGCCGCGCTCTATCTCGTCCAGGGCTCCGCATTCACGTATTAGCCGGATAGCGATAGCGTCCTGGGCAACCGGGCTAAAATCGTGGAGGCCCAGCTCGTTTTTATAGAAGTCGTAATTCTTCTCGAGTATCTGGTAGCGGCCGGCCGCCGTTGATTTAATCCCCAGTTTTGGCAGGCTTACCAGTTTGCGAGGGTGGTCGGAATAATTGCTAAAAGTCTCGCCACCGACGATAACGTTATAGCCGTTCGCCATACCGTGGAGGACCGTGCCCTCGGCTTCTGGACTCGCCAGCATATCGAGGAACGCGGAGAGATTCGCGCTTATCCCGGATATCGCAGCCATTAGTAGGCTACCCGGCGGGCTTTGCGGCCCTGGCGGTGCGTATCGAACATGCGGTAGCCGTAGACCATTAAAAACAAAGTAGCGCTTAACGCCAGTATGAGTATAGGCTGGTCGCCGATAGACCCTAAAAAGCCAGCCACGCAGAACCCGCAGAGCGCCAGGATATAAAGCGCGTGGGGTATGCAGATTCGTTTAATGACGTAGACGGCGCCGGAGACCAGGAAGAGCACAAAATACGCCAAGCGCTCTAGCGGGTTCGGCAGGGAGCAGAGATACGCTTTTACCTCTTCCGACCAGTACGCTACGGAGAGGGCGATAAGCCCGATAAACAAGATATAAAATATAAACTTACTTATCAGTTTCATTATTAGGTTTCCCTTTACTGAGGAGTTCGCGCAGTTGCTCCCAGCTCGGTATCATGGCAAAAAGTTTATCCCATAGAGCCGGTATTCGGTCGTATCCGCGCTCGAAAAATTCAACCGAGAACATACTCACTATGGCGGACAATACCGCCTTAGCCCAGCTCCCCGCTATTATATACTTTGACGTTTCCTGCCCTAGCTCGCCGCCGGCATACCCGAAGAGGACCGAAAAGAAAAACGTCCAGAAGGTTTTCCAGTTCCAGCCACACTCAAACGGGCCGCGGTACATATAAAAACCTGAGCCTACAAGCGCCGGGGCTAATGCTCCGACCACATCGAGTACCTTTAAGAGAGTAGGGCCGAGAGTAATATCTAAAACCATGCTACGCCCCTTAAAGATAATTGTATGTAGATAAATGTCTTACGGCATTATTGCATCTTTCCGTTCGGCTGTCAGCAAACTAGCCGCTACCAGAGCATCCATGCCGGCGATAAGGCGCGCGTCCTCGAGGTTAATCGAGTCAGCGGCCAGGAGCTTATCGTACCAGAGCTTAACGGTGGGATTCGCAAGCGTGGCCGTCACGATAGCCAGTTGCTCCTCGTCGGTAAACTTCTCGATAAATTCCAGCGAGGAGAATACCGACTGGGGCGCTGCAGGTACTTCGGGCGGCGAGACGAGCTTAACTACGCCGTCCTCGACAGCCAGCGCTTTACCTGGCGCGTCACCGTTTATGTACTTTTCGTATACCGAGTTCGGGATATCTACGGCGTCGAGCGGATACTCTGCGCCCTCTTCTACCAGGTAGATGCCGCCTTTATTCGGGGAAAACTTAGCTTTAGTAGTTGCCATCATTAGACCTTTGTAATTGCCAGGTAGTAAAAAGGCTCGCCTGTAGAGCCGCCGGAAGAGGTAACGAAAGTGTTTGCGGTAAACCCTGCGGAGGTTACGCTAGAATCAGGTGTCGTAATTCCTCGGCCGACGCCTCCGGACTGGGCCACAAAAGCAAGTAAGCAGAGAGGCGCAGCGCCCATATCCGTAGCGAAAGCGATAGCGAGCGAACCGCCGGCGGGCGTAGTCGCTTTACCAAAACGGAAGCGCCAACCGCCCAACCAGGAGGGGAGATTAAAGCCCGCATGAGCGCCGGTATTCTCCGCATAGCCGTTACCTAAAGTAAGCGGAGTAACTGCGGTAGCGTTATCGGCGCGGGCGTTTACCTGAGCCTGAGACGCTACGGACAGAGTACCGGAGGAGATATTAATAAAAAGGTCGGTAGCGTTACGGGCCACACCTATTTTTACGGTATTCGTAGGGGGCTGCGTAGGCGTGATAGCCCCGGCAACAGAGGCCGACAGATACATGACTACGTTACCAGTCATACCTGTAAGTAGCCCAGGCATTACGCCAGCTACAAAGACCCGGCCGTTCGTTACGTCAGCAAAGCCGATAACGTTCTGCTTACCGGTACCGTCTGCGATAGCCTCGTCGAATCGACTGTTAGCCGCGTCCCAGTAAACCGCCTCGCCGTCGGCCACGCTTCCCTCGAACGCCGTAGTACCGATAGTAAGATAGTCGTCGTCTGCAAGAGGGCGCCAGTCAGCGTATACGGTCGGTAGAGACGTGTTCGCCGCCTTACGGGACTCGTAGGTCTTACCGTTGGTATAACGCACCCTGGCATAAATACCATACGAGAAAGGCGTACCCCCGTTTTGGGCGTTGGTAATCCAGTCCGGTATACCGTTAGTTTGGTACTCGAGCAACGCGGTCGTAATATCAAAATAAAGCTGATTCGTTTCATCGCGCGGGACGTCCTTCGCCGTGGCTGGGTTAACCGCCGGGTCCTGCTCATAATCCACGGTGAAGCCTTCGGTATAGCTGACGCTACCGTCGGGTTCTGCCGCGTCCGGGATAGCCGCCTTGTCGCCACTGAGCGCGAACGGTACTTTAAAGAATTTATTAAGAGGCATCTCTAGTTACTCCCCGCGAACCCGCCGCGATTGAAATTTAAATGAACAGGGCCGAAGCCGAAAACGTCCCGGATAAGCTCTACATAGTTCACGCCTACGCCAGCAGGGCGAGGCAATACGTCGTAATTCTCTAATACAAAACGTAGCGACGACGGTATCGCAAAAGTAAATACGTAGCTCATGGTCATTGTGAGGCCGTCAACTGCGTAGACTTTACCATAACCGGCGAAAACATAATTAAGAAAACGGTTTATGTCCGGGATATCGCCACGGGTGACGAGCTGATAATATCGGAGCTGCAGGACTAGGCGCTTCTGGGCGGTCGTCAACCGAATGCCCGAGGTAGACGGAGCGAAGTTACCGCGATTAAAGTTACGGCGATACTGGCCGAAGCCCCATAGCCGGGTAGACGCTACTCCGCCCGAAGTAATTGTCAGCGGTATATTGAGAATGACCGCCCAGACCGCCAGCCCGAAGTCGTTCGCGGTACGCAGGTCGAACACATCGCGGTACCAGCTCTCCCAGAACTCGGTCTGGTTTTCGTCATACCAGGCCTGCTTCTGCTCGAGTAGGGATTGCAGGCGTAGCGCTTCGTTATATTGCCAAAGCAGCGCTTGCAATAGGTTAACGTTAAAATCTAGGGCTTGAATCCTCATACCTGGATAACGTCAATCAGGCCGGAGGTAATGGTCGCTATCTCGTCTAGGGCGATGACGATAGTATCCGGGGAGTACGCCCCGCCAGAGGACTTCTTAATGCGGATACCGACGATAAAGATACTAGGCGTAGCGCGGTTTACAGCGCCTCCCAGCTCCCAGCTCGATACGTCAGTACCGACCGTAAAGCCCGGCTCCCCATCTTGTAGCCCAGCGGCGTACGCGACGATAGCCTCTTTAACTGCAGCGACCGGGTCGGCCACGCTTCCCGAGGAGCGGATAGTAACCTCGGCATTAATGGCTATCGGGTCCGGCCGGTCGAACTTTACGTTCTGAGTCTGCCCGCTAAACTCGTCTGTTACAGGTACGACGACCGCGCCGTTATAGTTTGCGCCTGCACTCTTTGCGCGACGTATCGCCTGGGCGACCGCGAGGTCGGTACCGCCGTCTACGCAGGCCCAGATAGAGTGCGCGACCAAGTTAATACCGTCG